ACACATGCTACTGACCCTAGACGTAGAGAACACAGTAACCAAACGTAACGGCAAGATGCACCTTGATCCGTTTGAACCAACCAATACATTAGTTATGGTGGGTATGCTAGATGATTATGGAAATGAAAACATTGTAACATTTGATCACTCAGAGCAACAGCCCACTACAGATGGGCGGCGTATAGTACAAGACAAACTAGACGCTGCCCATTTACTTATTGCACACAATGCACCACATGATTTGCTGTGGCTATGGGAGTCAGGCTTCACCTATGACGGTGAGGTATACGACACCATGCTAGGCGAGTATGTACTGCAACGTGGGCAGAAGCAACCGCTATCCCTTGAGGCATGTGCTGAACGGTATGAGCTTGACACAAAGAAGCAAGACACACTCAAAGAATACTTCAGTAAGGGTACATCTACTAGAGACATACCTCACGCTGAACTGGCTGAGTATCTGTCGCATGACTTACATGCTACACAACAACTCTATGATTCTTTGCAGACGTTGTACGAGGAATGCATTTCATTGGAACCAACAGTCAAGCTAACCAATCAGCTTGCCCTGCACTTGGCACGTATATATCAGCGTGGCTTTCAAGTTGACATGGATGCACTGAGGGATGTTCGTGATGAGTTTGAGTCTGAAAGACGTACACTTATCATTGCTCTTGAGGAACAGGTCGCTGACCTTATGGGTGACAGACCTATCAATCTCAATAGCCCAGAGCAATTGTCGTGGGTTATCTACAGTCGTAAGCCTGACGATAAGAAGGTATGGGCTGACCTGTTTGATGAGCGTATGCCAGATGCAGAGTACAGAAGTACCGTCAATCGTTACAGCACTAAGTTGTTTAAGCAGAAGGCATACCAATGCCACGACTGCAGAGGTTCTGGCAGAGTATACCGTACCAAGAAAGATGGCACACCATTTGCTAAGGCAAGCAAGTGTACCACGTGTGTTGCACATGGCTTCCTATATGAGAACAAGGATCAGATAGCTGGCCTAAAGTTCATTGCACCTACAGCCAAGTGGGTTAGTGCTAATGGGTTTGGTACTGGCAAAGAGAACCTCACATTCCTTGAGGGCATTGCTAGATCCAAGGGTATGCAAGAGGCTGAGTCATTCCTTCAGAAGGTACGTAGGTTGTCAGCAGTAGAGACATACCTCAGGAGCTTTGTAGAGGGCATTGCAACGCATGTTAAGTCTGATGGTAGGTTACATGTACGGTTACTACAACACCGCACTGGTACAGGCAGGTTGTCGGGTGCTGACCCCAACATGCAGAACATGCCACGTGGTGGTACGTTTCCTGTTAAGAAGGTATTCATATCACGTTGGCATGGTGGTAGCATAATGGATGCCGACTTTGCACAGCTTGAGTTCAGGGTAGCTGCATACCTGTCACAAGACATGACTGCTATTGACGAAGTAACTACAGGCTTTGATGTACACAGCTACACTGCCAAGGTTATCTCTGATGCAGGTCAACCTATGTCTCGCCAAGATGCCAAGGCCCACACATTTGCTCCCCTGTATGGCGCTAGTGGATTTGGCAGATCAAAAGCAGAAGCTGCATACTATAGGCAGTTCACTAAGAAGTATCATGGTATTGCTAAGTGGCATGAGGAACTAGCTAAAGAGGCACTCAACACTAGTAAGATAACTACACCGTCAGGACGTGAGTTCTCATTCCCTGATGTAGCTAGGCGCAGGTTTGGTGGTGTGACATTTTTCACACAGATAAAGAATTATCCTGTGCAATCGTTCGCAACGGCTGACATAGTACCTCTATCTTTGATATACATTGATAAGCTACTTACGGCTAACAAGCTACGCAGTTGCGTAGTAAACACAGTGCATGACTCAATAATAATTGACGTGCATCCACAAGAGAAGGAAAAAGTATTACGAGTAATCGAAGCAGCTAATGATAAGTTGATTGAGATAATTAATAAACGTTGGGGTATAGACTTTAATATTCCACTATTATTAGAAGCAAAGATAGGGCCAAATTGGCTTGACACAACTGACGTAGCATGATATAACTATCGTCTGTTTTACATAAAAGGAGACTACCACATGAGTAACGTAGCAACAATAGACACTAATAATTTTACAGCAATGTCACAAGCAATGGGTATGGGTTCAGACCAACCCAAGAAGAATGAGTCTAGTACACTAGCTCGACTTCGTATTCAACACACACCCCTTATGGGTCAGCAAGAAGTTGCTGGTAAGATGAAGAATGTAGAGGTAATCTCTGGGGGTACATACAAACTTGAGATACCTGATGGGCCTACCTACTATGCAGAGAAAGTATCTCTTCGTCCCTTCTTGCAAAGGTTTATGTACAAGAAGTTCATCAAGGGTACTGACAATACACCTAACAGGTTTGTCAAAACTACTATGGCTAATGACCTTAACGGTGACATGAAAGACAATAATGGGGGCTTCAACTGCGGTAAACCTGCTGGGTTCATTAAAGATTGGGCAGCACTACCTGATAACATGAAGGACTTAATCAAGTCTATCAAGCGTGTTCGTGCTATGTTTGGTACAGTAGAGATGATCAATCCAACAGACGAAGGTGGTAGTCCTGTGGACATAGACACTACCGCATTCATCTGGGAGATTGACAATCGTGATGCATTCAAAATCATGGGTGAGATGATTAATAAGTATGGCAAAATGCGTAGGCTACCACCTCAACACTATATCGAAGCTACCACAAAAGAAGTACCACTACCCAATGGCAGCAGCTACTACATTCCTGTAGCTAATATTGATCTAAACAACACGTTGGAGATGGACAATGAATCACAGGAAAACTTTGCTAACTTCATAGCTTGGATAGAGAACTACAATACCTACATCCTAGGTGCATGGAATGAGAACATGCACAAGAATGAGGAAGTAGACACAGCTACGGTGGAAGAGTTTGTGGATATTGACGCAGAGGACTTTGTCTAATGCATCACCCTGCTGAACTGGCGATCAATCAGTATCTTGAAGATGCTACATCTGGTAAATCCACAATGTCTGAAGAGACAATACTACAGATTGGTACAGATGTAATGGATGCTATGAAACGTCAGTTTGGTGGGGGCAATAAGCGTGATGAGTTTCGCTTGCGAATGTCTAACATTGGTAAGCCAACTTGTCAGCTTTGGTTTGCGAAGAACAAGCCAGAGGAAGCATTGCCCAAACCAACCACGTTCGTAATGAACATGCTTCTAGGAGACATCGTTGAGGCAGCATTTAAAGGTATCATAAAGGAAGCAGGTTACCCATATGAAGACAAGGATAACTTCGTATCACTACAACTAGGTGACACAACAGTAAAAGGTTCGTATGATATTGTTGTAGATGGAGCAATGGATGACGTTAAGTCTGCATCTGATTGGTCATATCGAAACAAGTTTGACTCGTATGATACGTTACAAAAGAGTGATCCATTTGGTTACGTAGGACAGTTAGCTGGCTACTCTAAGGCTTCAGGTAAGAAGGTAGGTGGCTGGTGGGTTGTCAATAAAGCTAATGGCAACATCAAGTATGTACCTGCTGATGGTCTTGACTTAGATGTAGAGATAACTAAGTTAGAACAGACAGTTGATACTGTAAACGAGAACAAGTTTGAGCGTTGCTTCGAGCCTGTACCTGAAACATTCAGAGGTACACCATCAGGTAACACCATATTAAATGACAACTGTAAGTTCTGTGACTACAGGTTCTCTTGCTTTGAAACATTACAAGAGTTACCATCTAAGGTATCGAAAGCTAGAACACTTCCTATAGTTAACTACATTAGTATAGGGGCGTGACAATGAACGGTAAAAGATTTGCCGCTGCACTAAAGCATGGGTATAGAAGTGGTCTTGAGATAAAGAACAAGGACTTCTTAGTTGAGAAAGGTATCAAGGTAAAGTATGAGGAAGTCAAGATTGAGTGGGAAGACCTCATGTATCGTATCTATACCCCAGACTTTGTGCTACCTAACGGTATTATAATAGAGACTAAGGGTAGGTTTACAGCAGATGACAGACGTAAACATGCCTACATAAAACTACAGCACCCTAAGCTGGACATACGGTTTGTGTTTGAGAGTAGCAGACGCAAGCTAAGTAAGGGAGCTAAGACAACCTACGGTCAGTGGTGTGTTAAGAATAAGTTTATGTTCCACGACAGGATCATACCTGAAGAATGGTTGTATGAGAAGGGTAAGGATATGCATCCAAGTTTAATACCCTTCCCACTAAAGAAAGTTAAAAGGAGAGAGCATGGAAAATAATGAGAGAATATTTTTAGAGTTTGATCCAAACGATTTCATAGTACGAATAAGTCCTATAACAGATACTAACGGTAGTTGGACAGGGGAGTTAGAGATAGGTACTTGTACAACAGATGAGAACAACCTCAGTGATGGGGACTACGTAAACCTCATGCAGCTAACACAGATGTTGCTATCCACAATACCAGCTATGGAAGATGACGAATATATAAGAGACACCCTTTACAAACTAGCCAATAGTGTGGTAGAAAAAGAAGAAGCTCCCCAGCGTAAGCTAGAGAGCATTGACGGTAACATAATAAATGTAAAATTTAAATAAGGAGATAGAGAAATGACAGACAGTACTATAACATTAAACGGTGAGTCGTTTACTATAGGAGACACTACTCTCTCTGACAATGTAAACTCGCCTGATCACTACAACTTTGCAGGTATAGAATGTATTGATGCTATACGTGCAGCTACAGGAGAGGATGGTTTTTCTCACTACCTACAGGGTAATATAATGAAATACCTGTGGCGGTATCGGTACAAGAATGGTGTTGAGGATTTAGAGAAAGCTCAATGGTATCTTAATCAATTGATCGAAGAAGAAGATGAGGGTTAGACTTTACATAACCCTTGAGGTAGACGAAGATGATTACCCCACACCTGCTGATGGGCAGATCGAAAGTGAGCTAGAACAATCATTACATGCATACCTCTATGACATAGATGGCATAGACATTAAATCAATTAACACAATATCGGAGTAGTAATATGGACAACTTTTTACCAACAGACTATCAGTCATTCATACACAAGTCTCGCTACGCTAGGTGGGATGACAAAGAAAAACGTAGGGAAACCTATGGAGAAACAGTATCACGTTACATGAACAACGTAGTTGTACCACACGTAGATGCAGCTACAGCATCCGAGATTGAGAATGCAATACTTAACCTAGAGGTTATGCCTAGCATGAGAACTATGATGACTGCTGGCCCTGCACTAGATCGTGACAACACCGCTGGGTACAACTGTAGCTACTTAGCTGTCGATGACCCCAAGGCTTTCGATGAGGCTATGTTCATCCTCCTGTGTGGCACTGGCGTGGGCTTTAGTGTAGAGCGGCAGTTCATCAGCAAGCTCCCAGAAGTGCCTAAGTTGTTCGAGAGCGAAACTACTGTCGTCGTCAAGGACAGCAAGGAAGGGTGGGCTAAGTCTTTCAGACAAGTGTTGGCTCTCCTTTGGGCTGGTGAAATCCCACAGTGGGATGTCAGTCGTGTACGTCCTGCTGGTGCAAGACTAAAAACATTTGGTGGTAGAGCCAGTGGCCCTGCACCTTTGATTGATTTGTTTAACTTTTCTACAACCATCTTTAGGAATGCAACTGGGCGTAGGCTGTCATCTATTGAATGCCACGACCTCATGTGTAAGATAGGTGAGGTAGTTGTAGTAGGTGGTGTACGCCGTAGTGCTATGATCTCTCTAAGTAATTTATCTGATGATCGTATGCGTCATGCAAAGTCAGGTGCATGGTGGGACAACAATCCTCAACGTGCCTTAGCTAATAACTCAGTTAGCTATACAGAGAAACCAGACTCCATATCTTTTATGAGAGAGTGGATGTCATTAGTAGAGTCGGGGAGTGGTGAACGTGGTATATTCAATAGGCAAGCTAGTAAAAAACAAGTTGAGAAGTACGGTAGACGAGACCCTAATTATGAGTTTGGTTGCAACCCTTGCAGTGAGATCATACTTCGTCCGAACCAGTTCTGTAATCTTACGGAAGTTGTGGTACGATCCACTGACACGGCTAAAGACTTGGAGCGAAAAGTCAAACTCGCCACAATACTTGGGACGATCCAAAGCACGTACACAAAGTTCCCATACCTGCGAAAAGTGTGGACTACCAATACAGAAGAAGAGCGTTTGCTTGGTGTGTCACTCACCGGGATAATGGATAACCCTTTGATGACCACCCACAACCCAGAACTGGAGAAAACTCTTGAGAAATTACGTAAGCTTTCTGTTACTACTAACGCTAAGTGGGCTGATCATTTGGGTATCCCTGCTTCAACAGCGATCACCTGTGTCAAGCCAAGCGGGACAGTCTCACAACTTGTCGACAGTGCCTCTGGGATACACGCAAGGCACTCCAATTACTATATTAGAACTGTCAGGGGAGACAACAAAGACCCCTTGACACAGTTTATGAAAGACCAAGGAGTGCCTAGTGAGCCTGATGTAATGAAGCCTGATGCTACTACAGTGTTTAGCTTCCCTGTTATGTCACCTGCAATGTCGGTAACACGCAATGATCTGTCGGCAATAGAACAGTTAAAGACTTGGCTTACCTACCAACGGCATTTTTGTGAGCACAAACCAAGCATCACATGTACAGTACGTGATGAAGAATGGTTTGAGGTAGGTGCATTTGTTTATGAACACTTCGATGAGATGTCAGGTGTGTCTTTTTTACCACACTCTGATCACACTTACCAGCAAGCACCATATCAGGAGGTTGGCAAGTCAGACTATAGTATGTTACTGTCTATCATGCCTGACAAGATTGATTGGGCTGGGCTGTCTGAGTACGAGAAAGACGATAACACTGTAGCTATGCAAACTATGGCTTGCTCTGGTGGTGTATGTGAAATAGTAGATTTGGTATAAGGAGAATAGATATGGCAACTGTTACAATTGGAGAAAAAGATTATGATACAAGTAAGTTTACTAAAGAACAGAACAATCTTCTAGGTGAGCTAACGTATTGTAATAAACTAGTTACACAACTTAAGTATCAACTAACCAGCTTGAATACTACTAATGATATTCTTTTTGACAAGATAAAAAAATTACTAGAACCTGAAACAGAACTGGAGTAAACATGACTGCATATAGAAAATCATTCTCACATAATCTTTATGGCAAGTATGACGCAGTAGCTAAGAAAACATTGATCTCTCACCTTATTGGTGAGGGACATGATCTTGTAGACAGTACAGAATCATATGATGCAGATGTAGTTACACAGAAAGATGGAGTAAAGTATTACAGTGAAGCAGAAGTAAAGACTGCGTGGAAGGATGAGTGGCCTAGCCATTGGGAAGAGATACGTATACCAGAACGTAAAAAGAAACTACTATCTAAACATAACAACTTGAAGTTCTATATCTTTAGTGATACAATGAAGCAATGCTGGTGTATTGACAGCAGCCTACTTACAGATGATATTCTTAAAGAAGCAAAGGGACGTAACATATTTAATGGAGAACAGTTCTATCACGTGCCTTACACACAAGCAAAGTTAATCAACGTAGCATAAGGAGAATACTTATGAAAGATAAAAGCAGAGCCTCACGTGGCTTGGGTAAATACGATGCACCACTAAGAGTGCAATATCAAATGGGTTACACATCATTCAAGAGTGGTAGTAACCTGTCAAGTCCATTCAGTGGAGACACTATGCAGCATCGTGAATGGAATCGTGGGTTTAATAAAGCCTACTTCGACCAACTTAAAAGGGTGAAGGAGTATGAAGGAACTACAGGCAGAAGCAGAACAGTTTCTGAAGGAGAAGTACAGCATGTCTGATTTTAATGCGTATCAACGTAGCGCAGCAAGCACTGCAATCTATCCTGACCAGCATAAGATATTATACCCTGCGTTAGGGTTAGCTGGTGAGGCAGGGGAGGTAGCCAATAAGGTAAAGAAACTTATACGTGATGGGCCAGACAATAGGCCTGACACATGGCGAGAGGACATAGCCAGTGAGATAGGTGATGTACTGTGGTACTGTGCTGCACTAGCTACTGACCTTAACCTTACATTGGGTATGATAGCTGCACAGAATGAGAGCAAATTATCTAAACGAAAACACAATGGAACAATAGGTGGTAGTGGCGATACACGATAGACAAAAGGGAGTAGCCAATTACGGTCACTCCCTTTACTTTTGTTTATGTGTCATACATTAGTTTAATCACAGGGCTTCCTTAAATCCTCTTGCAATTTCTACTAGATCATTCATGTCCTCAATATCTGTAACGTCAGCGGGAATACCACCATCTTTGTAAAACTCTGCCTGTGCATACTTACGCAGAGACTTTCTCATACTACGAAACTCTTCTTTAATAAGATTAATTTCTTCTGTCTCCATCTTACGATCTTCTCTACTCATAGCTTTTGCTTCTGTTATTTGAATTTGTAGCATAGCTATAACGGTATTGTTTACATACTGTTCAACCGTATATTTCTTTTTAGTGGCGGCATCTTCAGACCTGTATTCCTTACGCATTTCTGCTTCTACAGTTTGAGCATTTTCTACAAGTACAGGAAGATATTGTTTTAGTATTTTAGTTTCTGCCCTACGTATAGAAGGAACACGTGACCTACTACCTGTCTTATACTCTTCAAAACCTTTTGCCGTAAGGTACTCACCGTAGTCACTATCCTTTGTGACTTGGCTGATACCTAATCCCAGACTAAGGCCTAAGCCTTCACGTCTTTTGTCATCTGAATACAAGAACTCTCTATCAGGATTATCAAACTCTTCACTAGGACTAAATATATTGCTAATGCCACGCTGTCTAAACGATCTACCAATCTCCCCACCCACTGTAGGGCTTTCATCTGTTGACTGATCTGTATATTCCGCTGGTCTATCACCTTGCATACGTTGTATCTCTACAATTTGTGTAAGAGGTATTGCCCATGTAGTTAAGTAATCTCCCACTAATCTACCAACAGCTTTTGCTTTACGCTCATCTGAAATCAAATCATCTGATCCACTTAGTATGTTAGAAATTTCTTCAATGAATACATTAGATGCACCAGTTCTTGCGGAAGCACCTAAGAATGTTTCAGCGGCTTCCTTACCATCAAACCAATCAATAAATGTACCTTCACCCTCTGATACTTCCTTACCCATAAGAGAACCTAAAGCTCTACCTGCAACACCTTGTGGTAAAAACTTCTGTGAGCCGGGAGACAATCTCTTTACAGCTTCAGCCATCCATAGAAATTGACGCATAGGATACTGTGATGTAACATCTACTACTGTACCTTCTTTAGAGTTTATTTTTTTGTAGTCAGAAGGTACACCATCTGAGTTACGATACATGTAGGCTGCAGTGAATCCAACAATACCACTTATGTTACGAGATATATTCTGCCTATCTTTAGCAGTCATCTTTCCAAAACCTTTCATTGTATTTTCAAGGCTTTTTATTTTTGCTGCTGCTCTAGCTTTTGCGTTTGCAGTTTTTTTACTTTTGCCGCTTGCTATATCTTTTAATTCTTTTCTAGCTTTTGCTAGTTGCTGACTTAAATCTCTTTTCTTACTAATGTTAAGTCCTATTTTTATTGCAGGGGCCATAGCTCCACCAGTATACTGCGCCATCAACTCCATTGAGTTAAACATAAATCTTGGGAAGGGTGTCGTAACTGCAGTTAAACCAGTACGTGATAAGAAGTTAGATATATCAGCAAACACAGGGATGTCAGGAGCCTTAGCATAGGTAACGTCAAGTGCCCTACGAGTACTGTCCTCTACAAGTTGTGCAAATTTTGTTGCACCCTTTGGTCTAAACTTAGTTGAGTTAGACATAAGGTCAGATAGTCCACCCTTCTCTAACACCTCTAGTAATTCAATACCGTATTCTCTTTTTACAAGTCTTTCAAGCTCACCTATAAAAACACCACGGCGTATAGTAAATTCTTGTATCCTGTTGGGAACGTTGAGCATACTAACTACGTCCTCACCTTTACTAAGGATACCATCTACTGCACCACCCTTGCCTCTACCTGTAGCCATTTGATACTCGTTAATGTTATCAAACAAAGAGCTAAACTGTTTCTTAAATTCAGGTCTATCTAGTACGTAGTCAGTAAGTTCTTTTGACTTTACAGGAGTTCTGTATATACGGTGTAATGCACGAGTACTACCACTCCAGTTACTAGGGGATACAAGACTTTTTCCCCCAGCTTTAATTGCATTAGCACTTCTTGCTAGTAATTTTTGACCTTCCTTACCTGCAAATTCATTAGACATATTAACTAAAGTAGTGTCGAATATATTTTCTAAAGCTTCCATTGGAGCACGAATGGTTGCAGACTGAAGGTTACGTGCAGCAGTCTTGATCATTGAAACCATACCACCACGCCGCATGTTCTCTATCCTACGCCACGTTTGCATAAGACCATTTTGACTTTTCTCTAAGGCACGTTGTTTAGCCAAACTAACTTCATCTAAAGAACCTGCTCGTCTAATCTGAGATAGCTTGTTGAGTATCTTACCTGCTTCAGAGCCAGAGCCTACTACCGTAAGAACATAGTCATCAAAGTTAAGTGCATATTTACCAAGCATATCAGCTAGGTCTTGACTATCTACAAGGTCTTTATTAACTGTAAGTTCAAATAGGCTTTCAATAATGTTTTTGTCTTCACTAAAGAACTCAGGATGTGCTCTCTTTAAATCAGATGCTATAGACACAATTGCATTAAACTTTTCTGGTACTACTAGTGGACTAACAAAGTCATCTACTTCATCACTCAAACTACTGTATGCCTGTGTCTCTGTTACACCTGTTTCTTGTTGAACGTTTTCTTTTAGTCTAGTTTTCTCTGCGCTATTTTTTAGTAGCAAAGGGTTTTTATCTATAGCTGCATACCTACCAGCAATTTCATTTTGTAAATCCATTACAGTTTGAGATATCTCTCTACCACCTACCTTAGCAAGTTCAATATTGAGAACTTTTTTACCCTTGTCACCTGTAGAAATTTTGGTACCTGTACTTTTTTCAAAATCATCTATTAACTTTTGTGCTGTATCTTTATTTTGTTTAGCAACTTCGGCTGCAAGCTTACGTTTAGCTGCTACTTCAGTGGTGTCAGCGTTTAGTATCTTCTTCATTTGTGCATCTGTACCACCAGCTTTTCTTGCAACTTTTACTATTTGTTTACTTACAACTTTAGTACCGTAACCTACACCAGCAAGTTCCACAATGCTAAGCCCTACAAGCGCAAGAGCCATACCTTCATTACCTTCCTGCCATAGTTTGTGAGCAGTACGTACATTATCAGGTATGTCTATTACACCCATGACTGTACCGATTACAGGAACAAAGTCTGCACCTGTAACAATGTAACTAATTGTTGCTGGATCTAGTCCTTTATCTAGCATTGCGTCTACAGCAGATGCACGTAATGGATTGGGGTCATTTAAAAGAGCATTAATATTATTAATAGATTCTACATACTCATTAACGTACACAGAAGATTCTACATTTTCCATAGCAAAAGGTTTGGGAAGCATGCCAGCCCTATTACCACCTGTCATTTCATCTTCGTTTTTTGCTGCCGCTAAATTAATTTCGTAAGCTTCTTTCTGACGTATAACATCAGGACGTGCGTTGTACTCTGCAACTTGTTCTCTACGTTGTTGCGCTCTTTCTACAGCAAGGGCTTCATAGTCTGTGCTGTCCATCATTTCCTGTAGTCTAGGGTCTAGCTCAACAGTAAGCTCAACAGGTTCGCCAACATTCTTTGGTGTTGTATTAGCAGAAGATACTAGCGTAGGCATTTCTGAGGGAACGTACTCAGGAAGATCACTCATAGGAACCATTCCATCTTCCTCAATAGGAATAGGTTTATCTATTTCTGTATCAACCACATCATCTTCATCGTCTGTAGTTAAATCAACCACAGGTAAATTAGAAAATGTATCAAGTCTAGGTAGTTCATCTATTGAAGACATGGGAATGTCTTGATCTAGCTCTTCCATTATTTAGTATCTTTCTTTTTACTGCCCACTTGTATGAAGTTTTTTATAGTGCTATTAAAGGTCAGGCTCAACAGGTTTCCAACTTGGTGGTAAGTATGTTGCATTCAATAAGTCTTCTATTTTTAAATCTGTTCTATACGCACTACCTAAGTAAGTTCCTGCAACATAAGCTTCAGGGGTACTAACTTCCACACCATCTACAGTTTTAGTAGATGCAGGTTGTAAAAAAGCATACATGTCTCCTACCTTTAATCTACCTCCAGTTTTTATAGCATTTCTTAAATCCTCCTTACTAGAAAAAGTATTAGCTCCTAATATCTTATTGGAGTTAGATTCTACGTATTGATTAAAAGACCTTTTAGCATTGTCAACAATACCATTTATGCTTTTATACATTTGCTCTTCTTTATAACCTGCATTATTATCAATGAATAACTTCTGTGCAGTTAAAAGTTCAGCAAATGGTAAAGCATTTGTACCTTTTAATTTTCCTTGCAATACACCTTCACCAAGACTACCTATCTTAAGCTTTAATTCGCTTTGAGCTAACATTCTAGTCCTCTCAACTTTTTTCTCACGTTGAGCTATAGTATAAAACTCAATTTCTGCATCAGGATCTTCTGCTTCTCTTGCAGCTTTTGCTTTAGCAGCAATAAGTTTAAGTAAAGTACTTTGTCTAAGGTCTATTTTTGCAATCTTTTCTGAGTCATCTCCTGCAGCAATTCTATCGTTAAGTAAATTAAGCTCATATTCAGCTTGTGTTTTTGCTTCTTTAGTAGGGGCAACTCTTTTAAATTGACCTGCAAATGAACCGCCCATGCCCACTGGTGGTTCACCATCTATGTTTAAAGCACCCGCACCTGTATTAATTATATCATTGTCTGGCATAGTGTACATTGTACTGGCGTCTAAACCTTTACCATCATAGTAAGCACCCCTAGCAATTGCATGTTCTGCGTGCGCATTGCCTTTAGACATTATATCTTTTGTTTGGCCTGGGGTAAAAAACACAGATAACTTTTCAGCTAACTCTTTTGCATTCCTTTCGTCAGCACGTCTTCTATCACCACGAGTTCTATTGTCTATAGCGTCTTGTTGTTTTTGATGCTTACGATCCCAACTCTCATCTTCACGAGCTTGAGCTTCTTCAGCTTTTACCTTCTGTACAATAACATCTGCGCCGCCAGCAAAGAACTGCCCTATGTCCAATTTAAATGCCATACTAAGATCTCCTTGCCATTAGTCCTGTAGCAGGTGGCTCACTAGCCTCTGCACTTTTTTCTTCTATCATAGGTTCTGTTTCTTCTACAGGTTCTTTACCTGCAGTTTTCATCTTAGCTTTAACTTTCTTCATAGCTACAGCTATAGTTGAATCTCTAAACTTGTCTTCATCAGGGTCTTCCAACTCGGTACCCATAACATAATCAACACCTTCTTCGTCACCTATATAAGCTAACATCTCCATAATCACTGGTAATATAAGAACACCTATATCAATAGTATGCTTACCCATCATAACACCATTACCCTGTAGGGCATTAGCAATAGATGTAATTGGTACACCAAGCTCCATAGTCTCAGCTATCTGATCACGAAACATAGGGTTCATTATACGTTCAGCATAGAACTGCATTGCATCATCTACAGTAGTATACTGTGATGGTCTTTGCCAAGGGTACTGACCTAGTTCACTAGTTAAACTCTGCCCCGGAATATGTCTTTCAAAGTTAGGTTCTTCCATTGTTTAAAATCTTTCTTTGATCACGTATTTCATTAAACATTACTTGTGCTCTATTTGTGGACTCTGAAGCTTCTTGTTCTACAGGTTGTCTACGAGCCATACCCATAAGACCCGTACTTACTGGCTTTGTTGTAGTATCAGAAGCAGTTTTCTTTTGAGCTTCTATTCTGTTACCCATGTATTTTACATATGCTGTTTTAGCAGGATTAGTTTGCATTGTGTTCTCCTAATATTATGATTTCTTAAGGCCGAAGGCTGTACCAAGTACACCTGTAGTAAGATCACCTGTAAGTAACGTTGCTGCAAGCTGACCTAATGAGTTAGAAGCACCTGCATTACGAGTAGCAGCAGCAGCATTAGCTTCAGTATCTGCATCTAGTTGAGCTATAGCATACTCACCTGCACGGGCTGCATCATTCTCAGCAGACTTGTATGCATTATCCATTTGATCACCGTAATGTTGCCACATATTATCGTATGCTTGGTTCTGAATGTCAAGAGTATTCTTAGCATTAACTTCGTTTGCTCTGTTCTGTGCAGCAGTATCTGCAGTTGCTACTTCTCTACGCCATGTAGCATTAGACTGTGCAATAACAAGTTCGTTCTGTGCATTAAACTGATCAGCAGCATTAGACTGTGCTACATTAAACTGTTCCATAGCGTTGTCTTGCCCAGAATTAAACTGTGATATAGCTGTCTTCTGTGCTTTGTTAAACTGATCTACCTGTGTTTTTAGGTTAGCATTAAACTGTTCTACTTGAGTTTCTGATGTAGCATTAAACTGTTCAGATGCATTAACAGATGCCTGATCTGATAGTAACGTCTGCTGTAGAGCTTGTGCTTTAAACAGAGCTACTTGTTGCTCATTGCTTAGGTTAGCTAAGTCAAGCTGCAAGAAGTTCTGTGCATTTAGGACTTGTGCCTGTTGTGCATTAGACAGTTCAGCCATGTCCATAGATGCAAAGTTGGCTGCATTCTGTAGGGTAGCTGACTGTGTAGTGTTAAGCTCTGCTAATCCAATAGACTGCATCAAAGAAGAGTTGTGTAAGATCTCTTGTTGGTCTGAAGTAAAGTTAAGATTAGCTGCATCTGAAAAACGTGCGGCATTACTAATAGCTACTTGTTGATCATTAGATAATACTTGGCCCTGTAAAGCTTGTGCAAGATTAGCACTAGTAATATAAGACTGTTGTTTTGCACCAGCATCTGCTAAGTTAGTTTGTAATGAACCTAAATTATCTTGTAGTACAGCTTGTTGTTTGTTGCTCAAGTTTATATTAGCTTGTTCAGCATACCTAGCTGCAGTTATTATGTTAGACTGTTGTGTGTTGTCTAACACTTTACCCTGTAACATAGATCTGATTTGTGCGTTAGCTAGTTCTACAGATTGCCTGTTAGATAAGTTAACTTTCTGTAGATCAAATGCTTGCACACTATTCTGCAAGTTCATCTGCTGTTCATTGTTTAGGTTCTGTAGTGACAAACCTTGTTGAGCAGAAGCATTAGCAAGTGATACCTTCTGTAAGTTATCTAAGTTAGCCATACCCATTGCTGCGTATACTTGTGCATCTTGTGATGCAATAGGTAGTGCGCTCTCCATAGCTGCCTGTACGATAGCTGCAGCAGCCATAGAGGACGCTGCCATACCACGAGATAGCATAGCTTCATTAGCTGCACGTATAGCCCCTGCAGCCCACGCTGGAGTACCATTGTCAAAGCTTTTCATCAAGCTAGATAACTGACCTTGTACAGTTGCCTGTGCTGTAACGTCACCTTGCATAGCTACAGCAAGTGTACCACTAGAAACAGTAAATGCTTCCATCTTAGCGGCTATATAATCTGTAGTTTCACCTGACAAACCAGTGTCAGTTTCTTTCATTGCCTGTACACTTCTCATTATACTGTCTGAGATAGTTGCAGGGTCTGGTAATTCTTTAGGATCAACTACACTTGTCTGAGCTACAATCTTTTTTAGTCTATCAGATACAGCAATGTTAGCTTCTATTGCTTTTAAATCTTTGCCTTTAGCTTCTGCAAGTTGCTTTGCTGTAACTTCTAAATCTGTAGGATTAACTGCACGTTCAATACGATCTGCAGCTACCTTAATAGCATCATCAGCTTGACCTTCTGCACGTATAGTATCTGTCTGTCCTACTACTTCTCGTGATAGACCTTCTTGTGTTTGTGCTTCTAACTTTTTTAACTTTTCTTCTGCAGCGCCTGTTACTTTTTTACCATCATATGTACCTGCAGTTACTGCATCTGGACCACCAGCATCAAATGATTTAGCGTCAGTGGTGTCACCTTGTGCTACGCTGTCTAGCTGACCAGTACCATCTTTAATAAACTGATTGTCTTCTACTTTAATTTTATCAGCTATAACTTTAGTACCAGCTTCTTCAGATATAGCAGAAGAAGGATCAGTAAATCTATCTTTAGTTAAATCTTTAACAGTCTTTTGTGTAGCTTGATATGTTTCTTGTAAATCAGCAACACGTTCTACATCATCAGCTAGTTGCTCTACCTTTTCATCAACAAGTTCTGCATAGTATGTATTGTCAGGATTGTCTTCTGCTAGTTTTTGTAGTCTACGTAACTCTATTTTCTTTTGGTCTACTGCATCACTAGCTGCTGTATATTCCTTTTCAATATTTTCAATGTCAGATGTAACACCTGTTGTTGTAGTGTCACTAACATAGTCTTTGTATTCTTTTACATCTACTTCATATTCTTCTAATTCTTTATTATAAGGTTTAAGAATTTCTGATTCTTTAAAATCATTAATAAACTTAGGAACAGAAGTATCTAGTGCCTTTTTTATACTAGCTTCATTAACAAACTGAGATTTTAAAACAGTACCATCGCCATAAGTAACAGTCCAATTTTTACTTTTACCTGTAAGAGTATAGTCTGTTAAATCTTTAGGGAATTTATTAGAGGCAAACATTGCCTTAAATTCAGCACCCATCTTACCATTAGGGTCAATAGCTGTTGACGCATTGTCAGCAAAAGTTTTTGCAAACTCATCAAAGCCTTCAGGTAACTCTGGGAGAGTAGGTGGTTCAACAGGAATAGGTGCGGGTCCGGGCATCGGGCCGGGAGGAAGAGCATCAATAGGCATAGTTGTAATAGGAGGTTCTTTATAAACACTACCATCCATATTTTTTTTAGTGCCATCTGGGTCAAAGTATGTAGTGTAATCTTCTTCAGGTTCTGGTGTTACTATAGGAGCAGGTACAGGAGCTACAGGATCACGAGGATCAACTGGTGCTGCAGCAGCTTCTTGACCAGCTAAGGTAGTTACACGGCGTGGTCCTTGTAGTGGTACGGGGGCTACAGGGTCACGAGGATCAACTGGTTGTGCAGGAGTTGTACTATCTACTTTAGTATTAACAACAGGAGTTGCAGGTGTTACTGGAGGATCTATAGGTGAAGGATCGGCAGGAGTTGCAGCCTTTGCAGTTGCAGGAGTACCATCTGCATTTGTAAGCACACCCTTCTCATTAAAGTACTGTGAATAGTCAACAGCACCACCATTGGCAAACTTACGGACCATACCACCATTAACCATTTGAAGAGCCTTTTGTTGGTACATACCCATCTGTTGCATCTTATCAGGATTTTGATTTAAGTAATCGTTAAACTTACTCATGTCACCTTGATACCCTAGAGTACCTGCAATACGTTGCATAGCTTCAGGTTTAAATCCTTTGAATTGTTGCATTTTTTATTTACCTTTATCCATTAACTGCTTTATCTAAAACCCAGATCATTACAGCAGATCCTATAGCAAAAAAGAATACTGTTGTTACAATTGAAATTACCCAGAATAGTTTATCTCTTGCTTCAGCTTCTTCTTCTAGTGCTTTCTTTTGCCTAGACCTAGCAGCAGCTTGCTCTTGTACAACCAAGTCCCACATACCCGGTGGGCCATATAGTCTGCAGCAAGACCTGAGTTCTTGTTGAGCTTCTTTGTGAGCCATCTTTGCCTGTGCTATTGCAAAGCCTTCTTCTTCTGAAGATGTAAGCCTACCTAGTGGGCCTTTGTGTCTACCTTGTTCTGCAAGATTTATGTCA